CTTGGATTTATAATTAAATTTTCACCAAAGTTGTCATGCGTCCATAATCTAAGTTGATTTACAGATGAAATGCTTGTAGAAGATCCCCAAGTACCGTCACCCCAAGAACTAACACCCCAACCAGTAGATGCTACAAAAACATCTAAACCAGTATTGATTTGATATGTGCCCACAACAGAAGAACCACCATTACCTGTGTCGCTTGAATTAGCAGTTACAGTAACTCCGCTGGTATTTTTAGCTTCTATAGTATAGCTATTAGCATTTACTATAGTTGCAATTTGGTATTCTTGATTTAAAACTGCAGAGTTAATATTACCGCCAAGACTTGATGCTCCAGAAAATGTAACGAAATCATTTTGTACTGCCCCATGTGCTGTATCAGAGACAGTTATTGTCGCATCTCCATTTGAGGCAGAAAATGTAACATCTCCTGCACCAGTAGTGAGTCTTATAGGCGTAACATCATTAAAGTTATTACCTTCTTTAATATAATATTTTAAGTTGGTGCCTATTCCTAAATACTTTGCACCATCTAAAGCAATCCAATTATGTAATGCTCTAGAGGTTCCTAAATAGGTATTTGTAGTTAGTTTTTCCCATCCACCAAATTTTTCAGGTCTGCCACTACGAAACCTTATTAAATTACAATCAAACCAACCGCCTTCGTTATCGTATTGAGTTCCTTCTCTTACGATACCTGGTCTAAATGTAACTTTGTTTATAGGCATTATATTTCAGTCCAATCTTTCCCCTCGAATAATAAAGCCTCTGCCTCTCTGCGCCTTACTAAACCTTGTAAAACTTCACCGTTGCTTTTATTCCAACGCTTTATTTGATTTGGTACTTCCTCGTACTCTTTATTATTTAGAACTTTTAACATAGTACTATTGTTTAAATTAGTTGATCCTAAATTGTATGTCCAAGAAACCAAAGCATCAAATTGACATTGTTCTAAATCTACATCTACTGCTTTTTCTACATACTCACAATATTCATCTAGTTCATTCAATAACATATTATCTGCTTGTTCTTTAGATATAGTCATGCCTTCTTTAACATTTTTTGTATGGCCATAACCTATAGTCCAAACTCCTGCTGCACATTTGTAAGCCTCAAGCTCACAACCTTCAAACCTTTTTATTAAAGATATTCCTTCGTTTGATATATTCATATTAATAGTCCCCCCAGACTTTTGTTTTTTTACCACCCCAGTATTCGACTGCGTGGCCTTCTTTGATAAGAAGCTGACAAATATCTTTGCCATCTTCTGTATAAGGTATTGCAAGTATTCTGCCATATTTACCCTTTCCAAATGATTTTATAGTTATAGATCCTATACATAGTTCTTTTAATCTTTCTTTAGCAGCTAAACCTAATTTTTTTTCTGCCAAATCGCGAGTCCTTGACTCAGGACAGTCTAAGCCTGCCAACCTGCAGCGTTGTTTATGCAGACGGACATCAAAGCCTAAGTCAAGGGTAACATCAATTGTATCGCCATCAACCACTCTTTCGATAGTAGCTTTGTATATATATGGTTCTGGTTTACTGCTCATCTTTATTAGTAGTTACCTTTCTATAATACACAACCACATCTTTTAGTTCTGTAATATATCTTTTTATCTCTTGCATATTGTAAGCCATCACTTCGTAATCAGGTATTGTCATAGCTAAAAATACCAGCTCGCCCTCTTGTTTTTCAATTCTAGCTAACTGTTCTTCCCAATTGTCGGGTGTTACGGCAATCCATTGTAGTTGTTTTAGATCAATTTCTCTTGGCATAATAGGCTGTACGATTGTACGCTCTATCGGTTTTGCAGTTACTTGTATTGGGTTAGTTGGAAGTAGGCTGCAACTGGAGCCCACTATCAAGATCATCAATAGTAACGCTGATTTTCTCAATATCTTCCATGATATGTTTTGTACCATTATTTATTTTCCTCTCCATTTCTACTGGATCACTTAATATTTTAGCCGTAAGTTGATAGTTTTGTATAAACTGTGTATAACGGTTTAGTTCTCTTTGAGCTGCTTGGCTTCTAATTGTCATATCTTGGAGCTGCTTAGCTTGATTATTAAAGTCTTTTTGGATAGTTTTAATTGTTTCTTCTTGCGTAACAACAGCATTTTGCAATTTAGAATTATTCGCTACAAGTATTTGATTTTGACTAAAGAAGTAGTAGCAAGCACCTAATAATACCGCTACGATCCCTGATAATACTTTACTCATTATTCATGCACCAATGCCACGCATCATTATCAGAATGTAAAAAATCTTGACATCTTTTAAACTTCTCACGCCAATCATTAGAATCAAACCTATCGTCCCATTCTAGTGGTTTTTTTGGTGTTTCTATAAAATTACTATGTGTCGTACAGCTTACTAGACTAGCCAGCAAGAGGATTTTTATTGTTGTCTTTGATTTCATCTACTTGTTTATCCAAACTTTCTATATCTGCTTTTATTGTTGCAATATCTGTTTTTATATCAGTAACATCAGGCACTTCAATATTGTCTATCTCTTTTTCTAAGAACTGAACAGATGTTTCTATAGAAGCAAAGCGCTCTTCGATAATTTTCATTTCATCTTCAGCCTCGTCAACTCCACCAATCTTAGCTTCAAGGTTTTCTAATCTATTTACATATGTTGCACCTGTATAGCCAAACCCAGCCAAAGTACCAACTATTGACACTAAAGCTATTATTTGTCCTGTTTTACTTTGAAACCAATCCATATTTACCTCCAAATTTCAGGTTGCTTATCAATCATGCTTTGTAAGTTATTTATATTTTGACTCGCATAATTATAAAAAGCATTTATATTGTCATCTATTTTAGCAGAGGTGTATATATCTTGAGAAGTGTACCAACTACTAGCATCTGGTATCACATATCGTGTATAACTATTAAATTGTGGTACATACCCTATTAAAGCAACTAATCCTGACTCATCACTATACTCACCAGTTGCTTGCTGCTCTTCTTGCATTTCCTCTTGTTGAGACTCTATGTTTTGAGCAATAATTTTATCTGCGATTTGATCTGCTTCAGATTGAGTCATAACGCCACCTATTGCAGTATCTATCTCGCCTTGAACATTTTGCACTTGCACATCAGCCATCACTATTTCAGCACCACCATCAACACTATTCATAGGAGTGATATTTACACTTACAGACCCACCCATATCATTACTTAATGATAAAACTTGATTATTTTGGGCTGTAGCACTTGCAAATTGATCTGATATGCTTGGCGAAGATGTAGTGCTTATGCCACCAGATCCTGATGCAGAACCACTACCAGATGTGTTTGCAACAGCAATATTTGACGATTGATTGTTTTTGATAGAACTACCAGCTGTGGAACTAGCTGTAGCTGTATGTAACGCATTTTTAACCACTTGTAGTGCTACTGATCGTAATTTTTTATTACTACCAGGACTTTCATTTTCTACAATATCAATCTCTTCAACAATCTCCTCCAAAACTTCTTCTGTTAATTCTTCCTCTCTGTCAGCTAATCTCTCTTCTCTAAGCTCTTCAAATACTTCTTCTAACTCTTCAAAAACTTCCTCGACAGCTTCTTCTTCAAATATATCTTCTATAAACTCTTCTTCAGGTTCGTCTCTTTCAGCTACTCTTTCTTCTCTAATCTCTTCTCTTGTTTCTCTCCTTTCTTCCTCAAACCAATTATCAAGTTCCTCTATGGTGTTAATCACTAAAAAACTTTCAGGCTCAGTAAAATCCTCTACAAATAAAGTTTCTTGTAAAACAAATTGCTCAATTAAAATATCTTCTTGATGTATTGGATCTTCATGTCTAGGATGAAAGTCGTCTATAAAAGGTAATGGTTCTGGCTCGAAAAATATAATCAATTCTTCAGGCTCTGGGCCACCAAAAAACTGTTCAAAATTATCTTCTCCAAATTCCTCAAAAGGCGGGAAAATATCCTCTTCAAAAACCTCTATTATATTAAATGGCTCATCATGGCGTTGTTGATGATGATCTTCTTCTACAAAAATACCTGTAGCGAATTGCTCTTGCTCATCTACAAAACCATAGTTAGCTTGATCATCATCAAAGAAAGCTACAGATTCTTGTTGTCTATAACCAGGACAAAACGGAGCATATTGAGGATCTTCTCTGCATTGTTCATCATCATAAGCTTCCCAATAGTTAGGACATGATTGACTATAAAGCTGGCTTATATTGCATTGTTGATTTAAAAAAGCATCTGCATATCCTGCACAACTGCTATTATTTAAAGGATCAGAACAATCAATACCATTACCACTACCCACTCCGTATAAACTACCACCACCCTCAAGCAAAGTATTAGAAGATGTATTATTCCAGTTTGTATTTACACAAGCACCACTATTTGTTGTACCTGTATTACATTCATCGTGAAACAAATATTGATAGACTTGTGTTGAGTCTGCACCTACTTCGCCAATTATGACATCATGGTTAATAATATCTAATTCATCGTATCTGTACTCAAAGGTGTTGTTTGGATAAAGGATAACTTCAAAACTATTGTCTGAGTTACGATTGTATTCACGCATATCATACCAACCAAATATCATCTTAGTGTTATCACCCCAAGATTTTATTCTTGAATCACTATCTCTTATAAGGTCAGTCCAAAAAGGAAACATAGTATATGTGTAAGACTTAGTGCTTATTGGGTCGGGTGTATAGTCTGCACAATAGTTGTTTGAATTAACATTGCCACTCCCTAATCCAAAGTGAACGCAACCATTTGTACTCACCCTTGCACTATTAAAAGTTTGACCATAAAAAGTAAAATCAAATGTTAGGTCTATAGTTGTTGAAAGTTGGTCATCGCCTACTTCGTAAGCAAGTTCTCCTTCAAAATTACCAGCGTTTTTTTGTAGTTGATAAAGATCTTGATTAGCCTCGTAGATGTATTGACTGTAAGTATTACAGGATAGAAGGATCAACCCCCATATAATTCTTTTTTGCATTGTGCCTTAGATTTTTTCTTACTGACTACTACTTTGCTTACAAAACCAACAACATCAGCTTTTATTTTTTCTCTATTAGGATTTCTCTCTTGTGTGCATGACTGTAAAAATTCTGCCTCAAAATCTTCTTTGTCAGGTCTTTTTTGTGGATTAGCCATCCATAATTTTTTAGCTTCTTCACCTATCTTGCCCTCGTATGGTGCAGGTGTACCTGCCTGCCACATAGCTTTAAATACTCTTGCATCTTGTGCCAACAAAGATATGGCTGCTACTTTCATACCTTGATTGTAAAGCATCTGCGATAACTTTAACCTTTCACAATTCATATCTCTAACAGATTTACCACCAGATAAACCAAATACTTGTCCTTGAAAAGCACCAGAAACTCCTGTAGTACATAAATCTTGTGAATAAGACATTATAGATGGCGCGATAGCTGATGCTGGCGGAGCCTCTGACTTAATTTCTTGTCTTATAGTTTGGGTAGAATTAGATTCATTAATATTTCTGTTAGTATTGTCCGAAACTGTATTGTTATTGTTTTCGTTTACGTTGTTTGTTTGCACGTTAGATTCAGATGTTGACTGATTTATATTGGTGTTTGTATTTTCAGATGTGCTTGTTGATGTGTTTACATTATTGTTATTGACAGTTTGGTTTACTGTCGAATTTACATTACTCGTAGACGTAGAGGTATTTATATTAGTATTAGTGTTATTTGTAGTCGCCGTTGAAGTAGATGTATTTACATTAGTATTTACATTAGTATTTTGATTTGTATTTACATTTGTGTTAGTTGATGTATTTGTGTTAGTTGATACATTTGTGTTAGTTGAAACATTCGTGTTGTTTGTAGTTGTGTTATTAGTATTGGTATTTGTATTGGTATTTGTGTTGGTATTATTAGTAGTGGTGTCGTT